GAAACTTGGAACAAGTCTGATCGACCAGTTAGGTTCTCTAGTTGGTGCAAATATTGGAGCCCGAGCATTCTTAGACAGAAATATTCGTCGTGTAAGTAATCCCCATATGCAATTCTTGTTTCGTTCAGTCGGCCAACGTTCTTTCGAATATACGTTTCATTTTATTCCTCAGAGTCGTCAGGAAACTGAAGCGATTGATGATATCATTCGGTCATTCAAATTCTTTGCTCACCCCGAACTAGTTGGTGGCGGCCGACTTCATTCTTTTCCTGCTGAGTTTGACATTCAATATATCTCAAGAGAACAAGATCCTAAGGATGGCGCATTCGTAGATAAAGAAAACGATTGGTTGAATCGTGTAGGGCGTTGCTATCTCAAAGATATTGCAGTTGACTATTCCGGTTCAGGTATATTTTCAACACATAAAAGCCATTCAGCGCCTCTACATTCAGCTTTGCAGGGCGATACACCTGAGAGCCAGCGTCGAGGGGGCAATCCACCAACACATATTACATTCACTCTAACGTTTAGTGAACTTGAGACTTTGAACCGTCAACACATCCTCGAAGGGTTCTAATTTATGGCTTACTTTTCAAAGTTTCCTAGTCTTGTCTATGATCTAAAAATTCCCAGTGGAGCAAAGTTCGCTGAGCCAAAGATCGTAACCGATATCTTTAGACGAATTGCAATCAAGCAAAATCTGAAAGAAGGTGGATCGCTGTTTGTATCTTATTCAGTGAAGGATGAGGATACGCCAGATATCATAGCACACAAGCTATACGGTTCTGCTGGTTTGCATTGGGTTGTTCTCCTAGCGAATGAGATCATCAATCCCTTTTTTGATTGGCCTCTTAGCGAGAGAAAGCTAGTGCCATTCATCAACAAGAAATATAGGGGTAGTACCTTCTTTATGGAACCTACTCTTATCTTTGGAGACTTTCGAGAAGGATTTTCGGTAACGAACGTGGCTGCTACTGCAACAGGTATAGTAACCTCAGTTGATCGCACCCTAAGTAGTTTAGTAGTAAACGATATCTCAGGTGTATTTCAGCAAGACGATACGCTGGTACAAGAGGAAGGACAAATTGTCCCGGTTACTGCTGAGTTGACTCGTTTGATAGGCGAGACCAAATCGGCGTTGAATCATTTCGAAGATGCCCTGGGCAACCCGCTGAACCCGTTGACCTATCGAGATGGCTATATTCAGGGAGGCTTTGGTTTCCCCCCGGCAGTAAATGTAGTTACCAATGAAGGTGACGAGAGAAATATGAATGAAGCAAAACGACAAATCAATCTCATCGACCCTGACCTGCTTGACCCGTTGCTTCGTGATTTGGAAATTATTTTTAAACGCAACCCGCGTAGAAGTATATAATGCCTGATAGATTAGGACAAACTCGTTCCAATGCAGTACGAGGCAAAACGGAGGAACTCTTCCATCCGGGCGATGTTCTCATTGAACAAGTTATTCTGCGTTCAGGATTACGCGAAGTTGATGTCCAACGTATCATGGTATCGTTCAATATCTTTGAAGATATCTACAGCAATGTATTAAGCGGTAGCTTGACGCTGATCGACTCGATTAATCTCATCGGTACTTTTCCTATTGCGGGTCTAGAAACTGTTGAGATCGTTTTCAAGACTCCGGGATTCCCCGGGGCTCCTGCGACCGAATTGAACATGCGTGTCTATCAGATTTCTGATCGAAATACAGGCAGTGCTGGCGTTCTCACTGATACTACTCAATCGTACACATTGCAATTAGTATCTCATGCATATTTTCGAAACCAAGAACGTCGGGTTCGCAAAGCATATAGCCAGATGCCAATTAGCGAAATGGTAGAACGAATTACTGGCAATATTCTGGGCGAAGAAGTCTTTGTTGAAGCCACTACAGGCATTCAATCATTCGTGATTCCTTCTTGGAAACCTTTTAAGGCTATCAACTGGTTAGCTTCAAGAGCAAGACCAGAGGAGAATCCTGCTGCTGCTAACTATCTGTTTTTTGAAACCGCCGATGGTTTTCAGTTTCGTTCATTGAATGATCTGTCACAGAGAACACCTGCTATGCGACTTGTTTATGACCCTGCAAATTTTCGTTCGCATCGCTCTGGTAGTGGCTCCGGTCGATCACGCTCGATACTACCTGAGATGCAATTGATTCGTAGTTATACTATCTTGCAATCGGGATCGACGATGGACAGAGTTAACCAAGGAATGTATGCCAGTAAACTCATCACACATGATATCGTAACCAAAACATTCAAGACCGACGTGTTTGATTATCTGAGTAACTTTGCTAAGCTACATCATATCGAAGATCAGTTAGTAGACTCTGAAGGTAATGTAACTACCCAAAAAGCTAAGGCTTTTCCGGGTCATGCTGAACATGGTAGTAATCCTGATGCACTGGTTCGATTCTATCCAAAACATAATCAAATGTTTGATGGTATCCAAGACTATGACGAAAGCCAGAAATGGTTACTTCAGCGTAATAGCCAACTGCGCCAGTTTGAATCTCTGCGTATTCAGGTTGAAGCACCGGGTATCAATTGGTTGCGAGCAGGACAAATCGTAGTTTTAGATGTCCCTCGACCTGAAAATGTGAAGGGTAGTATTCACCCCGACGATAGAGATCCTGAAGTAAGTGGTAACTATATCGTTTCGAATATCCACCATATTGTTTCACCAGATAGTCATGAGATGATACTAGAACTATCGAAGGGTTCTTTGCCTTTTGGAAGTAACCAAGGAATCTCTGATATCTTAGATGTCTCGGCGACATCTAAGATTATCAATCGGGTTCCAACAGGAACTGAAATTCTGCAAGACCTACCCTTTGGTTTGGGAGGTACGTTAGCAACATAATGGAAGACTTTGTAGATTCAATTAAATTTGTTTGGTGGCAAGGTGTTGTTGAGGACCGAAATGATCCTTTGCAACTCGGTCGTTGTCGCGTTCGAATTCTAGGTTTTCATCCGCAAGAGAGGACCGCTGTAGCTACCGAACAGCTACCGTGGGCATTCCCACTACAAGATATTACTTCGGCGGCGATGAGCGGCATAGGTCATGCCCCTGTTGGACCAGTCGAAGGTACTTGGGTCATCGGTTTCTTTCGAGATGGAGAGAACGCTCAAGAGCCAGTCATAATGGGCACCATCGGTGGAATTCCTCAAGCTCCTGTAGGAAATCAACAAGGTCTTGGGTTTTATGATCCCAATGGTAAGTATCCGTTGGTGGGTAATAATCCCCTGCAAGATGCAGTTGGCGAATTGACTTCGAATGCCGGTATAAAGATTCCCGGTATTTCAACAGATGAACTTGCGGAAGCATTGGGTGTTGATCCTACTCTTGTATCTCAGGCACAAGATATTGCCTCTGGTGTTCAAGGTCAAGTAGAGACAGCTCAAGATATCTCAGCCGACGTCCAAGCACAGATTGAAACCGCTGTAGGTTCTGCTATAACAGACGCGACGGGAATTGAACCGTCAGCCGAAGCCGTTGCTCTCGCTGCATCCAGCATCGTAGCCGACCGTCAAGACCAGATTGCTTCGGCTGCTGAAGGTGTTCTAGGAGGCCTCGGCGGAACACAAGCTCAGGTTAAAGCTGTTGAAGATATCGTCGCAGAATCGACCGATAGTATTAAAGCTGCCGCGTTATCAGCTATTGCTGAAGTACCAGGCTTTGATAGTATCACATCAGGTCTTGAATCACAAGTTGCAGGTGCGGTAGGTGGGGTATTATCACAACTCGCAATCATTGGTAAAGGTATCGAACAGGCTGCCAGTGGAGTGCGTGATGCTCTCAAGCAAGCTCAAGAGAAAGCTCTAGCAGCAGCATCTAAAAATGTATCAAGTGTTCTAGATGGTCTACCCGGCGATAATGCGGTAACGAGCTTAGCGGGTATTGCAGATGGGGCAATCGAAGTTGACGGACTATCATTTTCAACACCCGGTCTTGGTGAACCAGATACATCTAGATTAGCTCGAACCGATGGCCAAGTAATTTTTGGTCGAAATAGCGATGAGCATCCTGTTGTTTCGCAGAAAACAAATGTCTTGAAGATTCCAGGATTTCCTGGTGTACCAATCGAGGCTTCCGCGCCGAACGCAAACGCCCCGCTGAATAAAGGTATTAGGCAAATCGAGACAGCTAATTCCTTTGTGTCGTGGTTTGAACCACCAACCTGTGCTGCGTTTACAGAGTACCCATTCAACCACGTTTTCGAAAGTGAGTCTGGACATATTCAAGAGTTCGATGACACCCCAGGCTTCGAACGTATCCATACATTTCATAAGTCTGGCACCTTCGAAGAAATTCACCCGTCAGGTGATCGTATGGTGAAGGTGGTCGGTACTTCCTATGAGATCATTCACAGCGATAATAACTTGCTTGTCAAAGGCGATCTAAATATTACTGTTGACGATCAAGCTCGTATCAAGGTACAAAATACTTGTGATATAGAAGTCGTCAATGGTACTTTGCAGATTGTTGTTCGCAAGGGCAACCTAAATCTTCAAGTGCAAGAGGGAAATGCGAATGTGTTTGTGAAGGGTAATCTAAATACACAAGTTTTGGGCGACAAAAAAGAAATTATTTTGGGACGCTATGTTCTAGATGTAGCGGGCACGATCAGCATAAGGTGTGGTGGTTCATGCTCTATTCGTGGTGCGACAATCTTCCTGAATTGAGGTAATATATGCTAGGTATTTCAAGAGTAGTACAAGATTCTGCTGGTGGACCAATCCTCAGTAGTGCAAATAGTACAGTGTTCGCTAATGGTCTTATGGTTGCGGTACGCGGCGCGGCTGTAGCTGGACATGGCCAAAATGAACATGCTGGAGCCATAATGGTTGGTGCATCTGGAACGGTATTTGCTTCGGGTATTAATGTTTGTCGCCAAAGCGACTCAGCATCGTGTGGTCATACTGCCACCGGTTCTGGCAATGTATTTGCAGGATAAATTATGGCTGAGATAATCAGATTTCCAGTTGACGAATTTGCAGAGCAAAAACCTCTGCAAATTATTGAGCTAACGCCCGCTGAGCGGGACGTAGTTACTTTAGTATTTGACGATGGCGCACTTCTCAACCCTGTACGGCCATCTATCACTACAGCAGTTGCGAGTATTGACCGCGAGATAGCTCGATTGACGCCTCTTACTGGCGGAATTCCGGGCAGCCAAGTTATACCGAAGCGGTTCGGTCTACCCGGAGGGGGAGGACCAGGCAGTGTCACAAATACCCAAATCTCAGCACTCATCAATTCACTCAATAGTCTTAAGACCTCCATTTTGGATTACCAAACTCACTCCGATAGAGTAAGTGGTTTCACGCTACCACCAGCAGCTAACCCACCATCGTTTACGGGATTGATAGGTGTCGCTACTGCACACAACTTAATCAAGAATAGTCTTGAACCAGAAGGCACACCCGAACAAGATTTCTTCTCTTTCATCTTTCAGACCTTGCTCGGTAGTGCTGAAATTCTGATGAACCAGGCATTGATTGCTTCGTTTCGTATCTTCGAACGACTCAATGGTGGCCTCGATAATAATATTACCCTTACTTTGAGCGGTGTTGCTGGTAACTTCATTGTTGGTGAAACGGTTAACGACCTGACAACGGTTGAAACTGCTCTGGTTAGCAAATGGGAACCAACAACCAATACATTGACTATCACACAATCAAATGCCGGTGAGTTCAACGCTACCGATAGTATACAAGGAGTAACGTCTGGAGCGACCGCTACTATTGTAACTGTTACCCTACCAACGTTCGATGCAAGAAATCCTGCTGCGACACCACAAAGTTCTTATACCTCTATTGTGAAAGCGGTAAACGTACTTATTGGACCCATAAATTCCCTACCTAGTATAGACGATACGAACTACTTTGAAGCTCTAGATTTCATTACCAAGTTTGGTCTTGCTCAGACCATGTCCGGTTTGGCAAAAGCAGATTTGTATTCTAGATTCTTGTTTGTCAATGTAAATGGTACTGAACAGTTCAAAGAAGAAATCGTCCAATTGTTAGAAGAGGAAGAAGAAGTCGTTGAGGCGACTAGTCTTCCTTTGATTGGTCTTGAAGGTGAAAGCATTCCACAATGATTATAACAACCCTAATACTAGCTGGTATCTCGGCATCAACTTGGTTGAACGTCGGTATGGGAATTGGTACTGTCTTGGGCGGAATACTAATCGGTATTTTCGTCAAGGTACTAAAGACATGGGCGGCTAAAAGAAAAGATGCTGATTCCCGAGAAGAACAATTAGGGGAAGACTCAACTACGTTGTTGTCGAACGGAAAGAACCATCAAGAAATAAATGAAGTCTTGAATGAGCTTCGCAACGTGCTTAGTGCCGAGCGGGCCCAGATTGGTCAATTCCATAATGGTGGGGATTACCTAGACGGTAGCCCCGTCAAACGGTTCTCAGTTTCCTATGAATCTTTTAAATCAGGTTCTCTACCAATGGCCGGACAGATGCAGGGAGTTCTCATCTCTCTGTTCTGGGATCTAGTTCCCATCCTGAAAGACAACAAAGCTGTAGGTCGTCGGGTAGTAGAACAGCACGAAGGTTACTTTCGATCAGTTCTCGAAAACAGCACAGTCTATGCCTTTGCCGCTCTACCCCTGCGAAAGTGGCACGCCAAAGCACGCAAGTCCCAGATCATCGGGTATGTCCTGGTCGAATGGGGAACCAAGGAAGACTACGAAGCCCAGACTGAGACTCACATCCGAGCCCAGCTTCGCAGTACACGCACAGTGATTGAGTCACAATTGGTCTGACGGATTACGATAAGCCATATACATATTGTAATGGAATCACTTTGAGAGGACTAGAGTGGCTATCAACAATCAGACGAACACTATCATCCAAGCCGCACAGGCCCACCTCCGCCGGATCGGGGCTGGGCTATGACGTTTCCGACCCCGCCATCAGCATTAGGGCTGGTCAAAAAGGTCCCTCGTTTTATTGATCTTGACTTGGATTTTATCGCAAATCCAATTACAGGCCAGGTGCCTCGTAAATTTGATGAAGAGGCAGTAAAGCGGGCTCTCAGAAATCTACTTCAACTGAATAAGTATGAGAAGCCTTTTCACCCGGAGATTGATCCCAAGATCCGTTCTATGCTATTCGAGCCGGTCGGACCCGCCGCTGCTATATTGCTACAACGTAGAATTGTTGAAGTCATCAATCAGTTTGAACCACGGGTTGAGTTGGTTGACGTACAGGTTCTAGACCAACACGAACAAAATGCCTACAATGTTGTGATTGCATTTCGGACAGCAAATAACGATCAACCTATCGTTCTCAATCTATCACTTACGAGACTCCGATAATGGCTAATGGAAATACATCGAATATTCCTGTAACTGAGCTGGACTTCGACCAGATCAAACAGAACCTAAAGAACTTTCTCAAGGGCCAAGATCAATTTAGAGACTTTGACTTTGAAGGATCAGCAATGAGCGTTCTACTCGATACGCTTGCCTACAACACGCACTACCATTCGTTCTATATCAACATGGTTGCGAACGAGATGTTCTTAGATAGCGCCATCGCCAGAGATTCTGTCGTGTCGCTTGCTAAACAATTGGGGTATACTCCACGCTCTGTGCGTTCGGCAACTGCTAGAGTGCAGGTTGTCTCGCAAGTAGATCCAAACCCTGGAGACCCTGACAAGTTTCTAGCACCCGATACCATTTTTCAGACAACTATTGATGGCACAACATTCAATTTTCTCAATCTAGCGCCCGCACAGTTTGTCGAAGATGTAACAACTGGGTTTTTTGTAATCGACGAATTAGTAATCAACGAAGGAACACATCGAGACTTTGCTTACGTCGTTGATACTTTGAACCCCGATCAGAAGTTTATCATCCCTGACTCAGGCATTGACACTAAAACATTGACCGTGCGAGTTCAAGAATCTATCAGTGATGTTACTGGATTTGATGAGCCCTGGGCCCTTACAACTACTCTCATTACTGTAGGACCAGACGATGCAGCTTACCAACTACAAGAAGTCGAAGGTGGTTTTTATGAAATAACTTTTGGGGATGGTATTGTTGGTAGGGCTCTTGAAAATGGCAACGTGGTTGTAGTCGATTGGATTTCAGCAAACGCGGATGCACCTAATGGTGCAGGCATTAACGATAGTATTAGTAGTCGGGCATTCACCGTATCAGGCAATCTAGAAGTTATCGTCCTCGATGGCGCGGCTGGGGGCACGCTACGAGAAAGCATACCTTCAATCAAATTGTTTGCTCCATTGAATTTTCAAGCTCAAGATCGAGCTGTAACTGCGGACGATTACGCTGCAATTGTATCGCGTGATTTTCCTGATATTGAATCCATCTTTGTATTTGGCGGTGAGGATATTACCCCACCCCAATTCGGTAAGGTATTCATCTCTCTCAAACCTGTGACCGGTGTGACAATCAGCGATGCTGAGAAATTGACCATTGCGAACACAATCTTGAAGCGCCGAAACGTAGTAAGTATTACACCTATCGTTATCGACCCCGATTTTACATTCTTACTTGTCGAGACTGAAGTACGTTTCAATCCCCGTGCAACTGTTCTTAGTCCCAATAGCATTGAAGAATTAGTTGAACAGGTGATTCGTGATTTTGGTGATATCGAGCTTGAGAAGTTTGAACAAAACTTTCGTTATTCAAATCTGGTGTGCGACATTGACGATTCTGAGCCTTCGATTCTAAACAACTCTACCAAAGTTAAGATGCAGAAACGATTCGAGCCAGCTCTTGGTAGACAAATTTCATATGTTCTTCGATTCAATAATCCAATCTTTCACCCCGAAGATGGATTCAAGCCTGTGTTACAAAGCACAACCTTTGGTTTCTTTGATCCTGAAGTGGGTCAGATTGTGAATGCATTCCTCGAAGATGATGGCAATGGAGTCGTTCGTGTATTCAAGCTGGTCGATCTAGAGAAGCGTATCATCAACCCTTGTATCGGTAAGATCAATTACGATACAGGTCTAGTTGAGCTAATCAACTTTCAGCCTGAAACCCTACCCGGTACTATCACAATCTCGATTACCGTCGAACCTGCTGAGTTGGATATCAACGTAGCATTCAATCAAATCTTAGCTATTGATCCTGACGATGCATTGGCCGTCAATGTGACCGTGATCGTGGACGAAGGAAACTAAGTTGCCGCATAAAGGTATTCCAACTAGAAACACCCTTTCTTCTCAGGTGCCCGAGCAGCTACCTGAGTTTATACGGGCCGACCATCCAACATTCGTTGCATTTGTGCAGGCCTATTATGAATGGATGGAGACAGAAAATCAAGCACTCAACATCTCGTTTGCTTTACCAGATATCGCTGACGTAGATGATACACTAGATGAGTTTGTAAGACAATTCAAAGAAACTTACATGCTCAATTTTCCAACACAACTAGCTATCGACAGCGAGACAGGCCGACCACTTGACGACCGACGAATCATCAAGAACATCAAAGCATATTACAAGTCTAAGGGCTCAGAGAAGTCTTTCCAATTCTTGTTTCGAATCCTATTCGATGCTAATGTAGAATTCTTCTTTCCAAAGGTTGACATCTTGCGTGCGTCTGATGGTAAGTTCATCATTGAGCGTTTCATGCGGGTGACAACATCAAATGGACCAGATACATTCAAGGCTGTTGGAAAGAAGATTCGTCAACGGGATCGTCAAACTGGTAACATCACAGCATCGGCAAAAGTTGATAGAGCGATTCAATTCCAATCAGGTCTTTACGAAGTAAGTGAATATGTTCTGAGTGAAATCTTTGGCACGTTCAACCCCCCGCAGCGGGTTCAGTTTGAGCTTGAGCTAGAAGATGGCACTACGGTATTGATTGAAGAAAATATCTTCACGATAGTTACTACTATTGATGTTGATAACGGGGGAACTGGTTTTGTCGTAGGTGAAGTAATACGATTTGACAATGCTCCTGGTGATGTCGGCATCGGTGCGTTGGGTGCAGTTGCTCGTATTGATGGAGCGACCGGTGCAATTCTGAAGATATCTGTGCGGGACCCCGGTACAAATTATCTCATTCCACCTATTCCAAATTTCAGTGAATCTGAAAATGGTACGGGCGCGGCGGCGACTGCCAATCTAGGACCTATCTTTACCGCTGATGGTTTCTATGGCAACAACGATGGTAAGCTGAGTTCGAACAAAGTCATTCAAGATAGTTTCTTCTATCAAGATTACTCTTACGTTCTCAAGACTGAAATAACAATCGACAAATGGTTGGGTACGATCAAGAAAGTAATTCACCCTGCTGGTCTAAAGGTGTTTGGAGAAGTAACGGTCTTTAGATGCGTCGAAACTGAAGCTGAACATGAGACACGTTTTCAGGCATTTGAGATCCCTCTCATCGGACACTATACACCCTACACCTGGCTTACTGTCAATGACTTGCGAGATGTAGGGGTTACGAATTTAGATTTATACCCCAATGGTTATGATCCTGCGGTTGGGGTAGTGGGGGAGAATGGTCCGACCGTGCATGTGCCGGGATCTAATCCTGTTTTCACTGGAGACTTTACTGACTTTCCTGATCTGAAAGCAAGACCAACCCTTGCGTTGGGTTCTGGAAGTGGTCCATTCTGGTTTACCATGACAAGCGTGAGCGGCACGTTTCAAATCGGAGAGCAGTTGAATGGCTCTGCTGCTGGCGCCAACGCATTGGTCTATGCACTTGATCCGACAGGAACAAAGATTGGTGTGACGATGACTGAC